TGCGCTTTGGCCGCTTGGCTGGCACCGTAAAGACCTACCCCCGCGCTAAGAGCGGCGGCGCCAAGAATTGCCGTTGAAGTTGCTACAGCCATGACCCGGCCCCTTTTGCAAACGTGCGCTCCAAAGGCTTATACCCGGCGCGCGCGTAGAACTTACTGGTTTTTTCCACCCTATCGTCGTCCAACGCAATCATAAAGATCGCGGCGGCGCCATTTTCTTTGGCCCAATCTTCCAGCGTCTTGTACAGTGCCTGCCCTGCGCCGCTGCCTCGCGCGTCAGGGGTCAGCCACCACCACAACTCTTGCACGATAATGTGTTGCGGGCCGAAGTACAGCGGGTACCGCAGCGCCCCGCAGATACCAACAATAGCGCCGTCTTTGACGGCCATCCACATGCCTACATCGGGGTTGTCGATGGCGCGGACCAAAAAGTCCGCCACGTTGTCGGGGGTGATTTCTACAAGTTTGCTGATCGGCGCCGCCGCAATAAACTCAACGGCCAGTTCGGTGTACCGGCCTAGGTCGGCGTATTCAGGGCGGCGGATTGTTATGGTCACTGTGTCACCTGGCGCCCGCTGGCGCGCATGTTGATCGCCGACGCCGTGCCGGCGATGGTGGAGATGAACCCGCTCGGGGCCAGTATCTGCCCCACGATCTCAGGAAAGGTGTATGTCTCACCGGCCTGCAACGTTTTGGTCTTGACGATCAGGTTGTCGTTGCCGGCGGACCCAGCGGCCGTGACCAGATTAATACTAAGCGTTGCGGCTGCGGCGCTGTAATTGGTCGCTGTAAACTTGTCGATGATGGTCGTCACGCCGGTCGAAGTGTACTGCGTCGTCTGCGCGTTCTCGGCGGTCTTGGCCGGGATCAGGACGGTTACGGTAACGGCCATGTTACACTCCTAAGATGGACGGCACAGAGGCCAAAGATACTGTTACAATAACCGACGGGGTTGCCGGGCGAACCGGGGCTGTTTTAGCAGCTATATACTCGATTGTAGTAGCGGAATTTGATGTAGCCCACATCAGTTCCACATAATCGTTTGGCGCCGCTTCGACAAACAGATTTAGCGCTGCAATTAAGTGCCCGTCTACCGCGCCGTGGCGGTTTGGGATAGAGAACTGGCTGTTGGTGTCGGCCACGTCAACGCCGTTCTTCCGCAACCACACGTCCGTGTCGTGGATGCTAACGTCGGTGTTGACGAATTGGATGCTGAACTGGACGTTGTAAGTGCCCGCCTCATGCACAACAATCTTAGACTTGCACGTCCCGGTAATGGTCGTGGACCCTACCGTCTGCGCGGCGCTGACGACGTAATTGCCCGTGCTGCCGTCGGTGCCCGTGGACTGCGACACGATGTAGGTGCCAGCCGTGACGCCCGTGCCGGTGATGACCATGCCGGGGTAGATCGGCCCGGCGCTGACGGCCGTGACGGTCATGGTGGTGCTGGCAGGGCCAATGGACGCGGTGAACGTCGCCGTGCGGTCCTGCAACTCGACGTTCCGCTCTATCTGGATCGTGTCGTAGACCAGCGGATACGCCGTCGTGGTGGAGCCGTCGGGCTGGTTTACGGTGCTGTAAAACGCCCCAAAAACAGGGTTGGGCGCCTGCGGCGTGAGTGGGGGCGCAAGAGAAAGTCCTTGCACTTGGCTCTGCAACACGGCGATCTGCGACTCTTGTGCCAAGCCGTCGGGCGCCGTCAACAGCCCCGCGACAGCGCGAGATGCGGCAAACTGTTCGTCCGTGGCGCTAGGCGGTCCAACCTGAAGGTCTTGCAGCGAGGTCCAATTGTCGCCGGCGCCGGTCAGGTTAAACAGGTTAAAGAAAAACCGATACCACTCCCGCGACAACAGCCCGGTGCGCTCGTCAATAATTGGGACGCGCGGCGCCGGGATATTGGTGACGTTAGGGGGGCTAGGCATTGGTCGGGCTGGCGCGCAGTTCGGCGCCCATGATGGCAATTTTTACTGGATCGGTACCAGAGATTTCATACACGCGGTCGCGGATTTTAAGCGTCATGCCCAGCCGGCGCCAGAAGGCGCGCTTGCCAAAGTTGCCTATGGCGCCGATTGAAGTCCAGCGCTCGTTGGACCAAGTGTGGCCGCCGTCGTCGGACCAGCGCATCATGACTTGAGGATTATAGCCGGGGGCCGCCGGGTAACTGGTTGTAGTCAGGTACATCGGCGGCACAAACGGAAAGGGATAATCGGGCACGTCGGCTATAAATTCAAACCCGTCTCCGGCTTCAGTCGTCAACTCTTCGCCGCTTTCGGTGGTAATGTCATTTTGCACATATTCAGCTATCAAAAGATCGCCGTTCTCCGCAATCAAATCTTCCGCGTTATACGCTGGATATTGCGCGAGCCCCACGCCCGTTTCGCAGTCCAGTTGCAAGCTGTGGTGCGTTGTGCGGAGAAGCGTGTTCTGGCCTGACGGTATCGCTCGCCACGACCGCAGCCACCGTTGGATGGCGCCGTTGTCGGCGTACACGTCTAAGTCAAAAGCGTAAATGTTGCCGTTTTCAAAATCGCCGACAACAATTTCGTCGCTAAACGCCATCTGGCAGTTGCTGCGGTGGCGCGTAAACTCGCCGTTGGCCCAGCCCGCACGCTCGTGCCAGGCTTGCGTGGCGAGGTCGTAAACCCACGTCGTATTGGCCTGCGGGAAGATCAGCACATAGAACGAATGGCCGTCCTGCTGGTAGGTGTAGCCGATGGCGTCGGACAAATTGCCGTACTGTTGGATGTGCCATTCAACCGCGTGGGTCGAAATGCGCTGCCCGACGTAACCATTTGCCCGGTACACCATCCCGCGCCCGCGGGCGTCGGCGCCCAGCCAGAACACGGTGTTGTCCATCTTGGCGACCGAATAGGCCGCCGTGCAGCCAAGTTCGTTTGACGCGCCTTGGATACGTTGAAGGGGAAAATCGGCGGTGCCGGCGTCGTACCAAACCTCGGTGGAATTGGTGCCAAACAGCCAAATTTCGCGATTGCTGACTGTAAGAGATACAAGCCCGTCGGGCGAACCTTCAGCGCTGGCAAAGTCCAGCGGGTCAATGGCGGAACCGTCAAGCAGGCTTGTTACCCACACCTTTTGACTGTTGGGCTCGTTGAAAACAAAATACCCATCTAGGTATCCAACAGTGACCGCGCCGGGAAAATCAGGGTCTGCAATTTGCGCGAACACATTGGTGCTGGCGTTGTAAATGTAGCTTGGCCCATTGGCGGCCACGAACAATTGCGTACCATTGTCCGACATGGACACAGGGCCGGTGTTTGCTATCGTGCCCAGCGCCGTTGCAGTCCACGATGTCGTAATTTTGTAAAGGGTGTTGCCCGACACGGCGTACCCGAACCCGCCAAATTGCCACAGGCCGCGGATCGGCCCGGTGCCTATTGTGGCCAGAAGACGCAGACCTGGCGCCCGCTGAAGAAACGCCGGCGCCTTGCCGCCTTCCGGTACGAGTTCCGGAAAAAGGTTGACCATGCGGCTGTCCGCAGCGTTGACGCTGCGGGCCACATAAGTTGAGCCAAGGATCGGCGTTTTCATAAATTACGCCAGCACAGCGCCGCGAAGCGACACGGCCCACCAATCAGTGCCAAGGAACTGAAGAACACAAGCGTCGCCAATAGCATTGAACGTGATGGTGGTGCCCGCGCCGAGGTTGGTAGGCGTCAAAACGCCCGTGTCGCCGGCGGCGGCTTCGGCGACGTACACAACCACCTTGATCTGGCCTTCCACGCCGTCCGCCAACGTCAAAGCGTTGCCTGTAGCGGTCGAAGTAAATTTGGTGGTCAATTGCGTGATATTAACCGCGCCGGCGCCAGATAGTGCTTGCGCGCCGCCGACGATAGGGCCGCTAAAAGTTTGCGTTCCTGTAAACGTCTGCGCCGCGTCGGTGCGCGCGATTGTGGCGTTTGTGGTTGGGAACGTCATGGTTGTAGCGTCGGCCCCCGCCAACGTAAGGCTGTGGTTGACCGCAAAAGTTTTGCCTGAACCAAGCGTAAAAGTAGACGGCGCTCCCGATGCGGTAATAGTTACGTTGTTTATAGATGTCGCTAAAGCGGCGCCTAACGTTGGCGACACAAATGTAGGCGTTGTCAATGTGGGGCTGGCCGCCAACACCACGTTACCTGTGCCGGTGGCCGCCGTAGCCCCGGTTCCGCCGCGGGCTACCGAAAGCGTTCCTGTAGTGCCCGCAACAATCGGAATGCCGGTGGCGTTGGCAAAAAGATTTGTGAACGTGATCTTTTTGGTAATGCTGCTTTGCACCAACGGATAAACATCGGTCCCGGAAGTTGTGGTGGCTTCAGGAAGTTGTGATATGGCTACGGTGGTCATGATGTCACCTCAATAATTGCCGGCGAAGATGTTAAACCGCTGGCGGGTGCCAACGATGCTGTAGGGGAGCGCCATAATGTCGTCAGGGTTGTTAATGCGTTTCAGGTCGCGTTTAGACGCCATTGCGATGCGCTGGACCTGCGGAGAGGGTTCGATACCAAATTCGGGCGCGATTTCGCAAGCCAAGTTGTACCGGAAGCACCTCAGATAGCCAGGTGGAAACGCAAGATCAGTAGCCAACGTAGCGGGTTGCGTCAGCGGCTCAACCGACACAATGTGGAACTCCAGCACCTTGGTCGGCACCGGGTAGACGTACATTTCGATGTTAGGGTACGTCATGTTAATCCACAGCACTTGCGGGTATGTGCTGGTTACGGTCTTGACTGCAATACCGTTGTACTGCTGCTGATTGATCAACTTAAGACCGTAGGAAATACCGGACGCCGGGTCGCGGAAATAGGTGCTGTCCTCAACCAGAATAGGGCGGCTGCCAACAATATCGCCGGTGGGGCCAAAGGTGCGCGAAATCGTGCCGGGTGGCCAAGTCTCTACTTGGTCCTGCGTAGAAAACACGGCCAACCGTTCCGTGTTCCAACTGTCGATCATTTGGTTGAGGGCGTTAAGGGCGTCTTGCGAAGTTTCGGCGGAAGGCGTTTCGCCTTCTGCTAACACACCTAAAAGCCGGAGCGCCCCGTTGATCTGATCACCCGCCGTTGCCATCGCTGTCGTCCTCTTTGGTTACGCGGGGGCGGCGCCGTCGGACGGCCAGCCCATTGACAGGTTCATCGTCCGGCGCAGGGGCCGGCGCAGCGGGGTTATAGCGCATCCACCCGCACTCTTCATCATAAATTGCTTCGGCGTCCATAGTGGCCACCTTAGTACCGTGCTGGGGATGCGTCAGGTAGATAACAGCCATGGTTCACCTAAAAAGGGGCAGGCGGCCATTAGGCCGCCTGCTAGTTAAGATGCCACAAGCGGAATGGAGAACCAATCCGTCGTGTCGTACGCCACAAAAAAGCAAGCGGTTTTGGCCGCCATGCTGAACGCTGTAGTGCCGGCCACGCTGTTAATCTTAGCACTACCAGGAGCGTAGACTTTTAGCGCGGCGTTAGCGGTGTCGTCATTTTTCACCGCAATAACGCGGCCCGCGGTAGGCGCGGGAAGGATAACACCTTTGGTTGCGTCAGCAGCCGTCACCCAGTTAAACGAAGCCGTCATGGCCGTTGCGTCGGCGCGGGTGGACCCGGCCGCAGCAGGCTTGGCGACGTCAAAATTCAAAGAGGTAACGGCCACGGTCGCGCCCGTAATATCAGCGCCGGAGATAGTGCCGCCAGAAATCGCTGCGCCCGTAATAGTCGTGCCAGAAACGAGTTCAGGATTAGCAAAAGCAACACCGACTGGTTTGGTATTCGGCATAGAAAACCTCCTTTAGCGGTTGGCCCCTGCCAAAGCAGGGGCCGTGTTGCTTACGAAATCGCGTACAACGCCCAGGAAGAATCCCCCAGACGACGTGCGCGGAAGGCCCGCACGGTGCCAGCGGTGGCCGCAATGGTCATAAGACCCTGCGAACCGCTGGAGCCGATTGTCCAGCCAGTGTTGGTGGTCATCGTGATGACGCCCGCGGTCGTCGTGTTGATGACGCGGAAGTCAAAGGACGAACCCACTTTGGAGTTGTTCAGGTAGGCGTCCAGATCAGACGCCAGCGGCAGCGTGTAAGCGGCGGTCGTCGTCGGCGTACCGATGATGATGCCGTTAGTAAGCTGCGCGGATGTCAGCGTCGCGCTGTCCGTAGCCGTCGCCGGTACGGGAACAGTGACGATTTCCGGTTCGTTGAGGTTGCCATCACCAATCTGATAGCCGCCACCGACAGAAGGAAGTGCCATGATCTTATTCTCCTATCTCTACCTGTTAGCCCCACATCCGCACGGCCATCGGCGGGCGAATGGTGCTGAAGCCATACAGTACGTCAATACGGCACGGCAGACGGTCGTTGTTGATGTCGTACTGGCGCACAACACGCATGGAGATGCCGTTGTGGACCTGACGGGATGCCATGTCGACACCCTGCGGCAGCAGAAGGTCGGCGGTGGCGAAGGAAATCGCGTCCTTGTGGTACACGAGGTTCTGCGGGTACTGCGTGGAAGCAGAGCCGAGGAACGTCACAACGGCAGAGGACTGCGGGAAGCTGTCTACAGTCGCCAGCGCGTTGCTGGAGGTGTAAATCGCCGGGCTGATCTTCACCGAGGTGTAGGCGCCACCGGAAGCCGTGTTGGCTTCGGTCACGACAAACTGCTGAAGCGAGCCGGTCGATTCGCGGGTCTGCGGGTTGACCGCGAACACGCTGGCGATGGTGAACACGTCGCCGGCGGCAATCGTCTGAGAGCCGGTGCCGGTGATGTTGATCGTCGCCTGGCCCTGCGTGGACACAGTGGTGGTCACCGTGTGCGCGCCGGTGCGGCTGCCGGTCGTGTGCTGCTTGATGGACTGAGACATGT